GTTCGTAGCTGAAAACGAAAACCTTGCTTACGAAGTTGCAGCGGCTGAAATTCCAAATATCATCTAATAAGATAAACACGAATTGGAAGGGGGTTTTAATTAGCCCCCTTTTTTATTTAACCAACTTTTCTAAATACTACTTATTAAGGTAGTATGATATACATTGAACAAAACCAAAACAATACAATAGCCTTAACGCTAACGGAAAGTGCAACAATCACAGCACCGACTTGGTTGTTTAAATTCGTGTGGGAAATGGACCAAACACTTGACCCTATCTATTGGGTTGGCGTGGACTATTCTCAATATGTTAACCGCTATAACCTTTTCTTTTTGGAGGAAGGTGTTGACGTAACTTTACGAATTGGTCAATTTCGCTATTGGGTTTACGAAAGTCCAGTGCCAATAATTGTCGACCCAAACACGAACGACAACGGATTGACTTTAGTTGAAGAGGGTCGTATGGTGGTCGAAGGTATATCGAATTCAATTTATGACTAATGGGTTTATTTGGAAAGTTTAAAAAAGACGACAGTCTTAAAATAGTTGACACAGGTTACCAAAGTTTTAGTACTCCGTTCCTGCGTGTGCCTGAAGGCAATTTGTCTTTACCCTTTGTTGATGTGCGTTACACTACGCAGGGTTACGTGCGTTTCGGAAGTGACAACCTTTATCCTCAGTACATGAACCAAATGTACTATATGAGTCCGTTGCACGGGTCTATTGTAGACTTTAAGACCAACGCAACTATAGGAGGTGGGTACACATTTGACGAGTCCAAACTTACGGACATGGAAAAGGTGGTACTTTATGCGTTCGGAAAAAAGATAGGTTTTAAAGACACGCTAAAGACGATCACGAAAGACGTAATTCTTCACGGACGTTGCTACTTTTTAATTGAGTTGAAAGGCGGGAAGACGTATAACGTGAAACGAGTAGCCCCTGAGAAGGTAAGAATAAACCAAGCTAAAACAATCTACGCAGTAAATGAGGACTGGCAGTTTGGTATGCAAATTAGAACCTTCGAACCATACCACCCGGAATGTAAAGACGGAACTTACCTATACGCTTACGAACAAAAGAGCGTAGGACAAGACTACTATCCTTTACCGCAGTATACAAGTGCGTTAAACTTCGCCTTTTTGAGTGGTGAATTGTCCTACTTGCAGAAATCGAACATACAAAACTCCATTTTTCCATCGTTTGCCATGATGTTTCCAAAGAAGCCCCAAGGTAATGAGGAAATGCAGCTGATAAAAGACACGGTTAACAAGTTGAAAGGGGCGGAGAACGCAGGAAAAGCGGTTGCATTCTTTGCTAATAACAAGGAAAGTTTGCCCGATATTGTTAACGTACCGACAAATTCAAACGACGAGTTATTTAAGGGGGTTAGTGAGTTGAATACCGAGCAAATTTGTTTCGCTCACACCATTGACCCTATACTTTTGGGTGTGCGCACTACGGGTTCTTTGGGTAGTGGTTCGGATATTAAACAAGCGTATGTAATCTTTGAAAAGAATACTATTATTCCTTTGCGTGAAACCATTACGGATGTAATAAACGGACTTTTACGGGCGGTTGGTATCAATGCACACGTAGAAATAACTAACTACCAAATCGTAAACGAAACTATTACAAGCGTAGACGAAAAGGGTAAAGACATTATAAACGCATTAAACGCAATGAACCCAACACTTGCCGCTAAAGTTTTGGAAAATATGACAGCAAACGAAATACGGGAACTTGCATCTTTAGCTCCGTTACCTGACACTCAAACACCAGCGCAATGATTTACTTCGTAACTGAAAATTACCTAAAGGTAAACACCCCCATAACTGCTAACGTTGACGTTACGGACGTTTTCCCGTACGTTAAACCCGCAAGTGATATGCGAGTCCAAGCAATACTCGGTTCGTACTTCTATGCGTACCTTTTGGCTGCGTATAACGCTCAAACATTAAACAACGACGAAGAACTTTTAGTTGAAAAAATACAGCCCGTTGTAGCGTGGAGGGCAGCCGAACAAGCCGCCTTCGGATTAACTTACCAACTTAAAAATAAAGGTATTCAAACCCAAAACGGGGACTACTCAAATAGCGTGAGTCAAAATGAAACGGCTTTTGTTATGGATCACTACGGACAAATGGCTGCTTTCTACGAGAAAAGATTAACTAACTATTTGCTCACGAACAAAGCATTATTTCCCGAGTTTACAAGTGACCTAAACACGGACTCGGATATTAAGCCCGTAGGTGGTTGCGGCAATAGAGGTGACTACGACAACACTATGATGGTTATCTAATGGCAGACCAAGAAATAAATATAAAACTTAACGGGATAGCCCAAATCCGTTCGGAACTTAAAGCATTAAAAGGGGAACTTGCTAACGCGACCGACCCTAAACAAATGGCTGCACTTGCTGAAAAGGCGGGTGCATTAAGTGACCAACTGAAAGACGCTAACGAACAAGCTGCGGTCTTCGCTTCAGGTTCACGCTTCGAGCAAACGAGTAATGCGTTCGGCTTAATGTCTTCTCAAATAATGTCGATGGACTTTGAGGGGGCTGCAACCAGTGCGAAGTTGTTTGCGGGTAACCTTGGGAAGATTGACGGCAAAACTATTTCGTCAGGACTTAAAAGTGTTACCTCAATGATTACAACTTTGGGGGGTGCATTTATTAAGTTAGGAATAACAATTTTGGCAAACCCCATTTTTCTTTTAATTGCCATTGTCGTCGGTATTGTAGCAGCCCTTGCAACATTTGGAAAAAAATTAGGTTTTGTAAAAGCAATAATGGCAGGACTTACCGCTGTTTTTGATGCTATTATTGCAGGGTTAAAGGCGTTAAGTGATTGGTTAGGGTTTACTTCCTTTGCAGCGGAAGAGAGCGCAGCTCGTCAGGTTGCAGCCATGCAAAAAGTGGATAGCGCACGAGAAAAAAACCTCAATGCTTATATACGTGACACTGATACGAAAATTAAACTCATGCAAATTGAGGGAAAAGACACGTATAAAGTAGAACAACAAAAACGAGAACAAATAATTGAAACGTCAAAACTTCGTTATAAAGCTGCACTTGAGCAGATAAAAATGATGTACAAAACGGGTGAAGCTGATACCGAAGAAATTAGGAAAATACGGGAAAAAGCTAAAGCACTACGAGAGACTATAGACCAAACTTCCTCAGATGCTAAAATAGCAAGGGCACAACAAAAAGCAGACAAGAAAAAAGCAGGGGAAGAAGACGATAAAGCCGATGCAGACCAAGCAAAAAATCAAGCGGAAAATGCGAAGAAATGGAAGCTGGATAGATTAGCAGCGGAACGTCAAATCGAAGATTTAAGATTGTCTTTAATTGTAGATGACCAACAACGTGAAATAGCTATTAACTTAGAAAAATTTGAGCGGCTTCGTGCTGACTTATTAACAAATGATAAATTAACAAGAAACGAACGGGCAGCACTTAAAGCACTATACGACCAAGAAGAGTTAAAAACACAAGAAGCAATTAACAAAAAATTCGTAGATGCTGAAGCTAAAAAGCAAGAAGAAATTAATGCGAAAAGAATTGCAGGTGAAGACGCTTTATTTGCCATGCGTCAGGCATTAACACTAAGTCAAAAAGAACAAGAAATTGCACAAGCGGTAAAAGATGCCGAAGATAAATACGCATTAGACGGAATAACCGCTGCCGATGAGTTACTAATTGCCGAAGAGCAAAAGAAAAAAATTGCTGAAATAAACCAAAAATATACGGATGCAGAAGTAGCCGCAACACTGGCAGCAGAAAAAGAAAAAGCAGACGCAAAAATAAAACTTGAACAAGAGGTAAGGGGGACAATAAATAACCTAACAGAAACTGCCTTCGCTTTATCAAATCGTTTCGGAAAACAAGACGAAGCAAGTCGTGAAAAACGGGCAAAGCGTCAGTTCCAAATAGCTAAAACAATGCAGTTGTCAATGGCTATTATGGACGGGATTAAAGCCGCTCAAGCTTCACTTGCTGTTTCACCTTTGACAGTCTTAGGAGTACCGAACCCTGGGGCAATATCCGCCTTAGCATTTACTATTAGTACCTCATTGGCTAACGTTGCAAAAATTGCAAGTACTCAATACGGAAGTAAGAGTGCTGGAGGTGCTGCGGGAGGTGCGCCCCCTGCGGGTGGTGGCGGTGCTGAAACTGCGGGAGGTGGTGCGCCTTCATTTAGTCTATTCGGACAAAGTAACAACCAAAACACGACGGGAGCAGCGCAAGACGTAGAAAACAAATCGAACCAACTCACGGTTAAAGCCATTGTAGTTGAAAGTGACGTAACAAGCACCCAAAATAAGGTTAAGAAAATGCAAGAAAACGCTACACTATGACAAGCTACATAACACTACTTAGTAAGATTGAGCAGTTTTGTAATGCTCACCTTCAAATCAAAAAGTATGGGGGTGAATTTCGAGAGCAGATGCCAAACTTTTCTACTCAAAACGAAAAGTACCCTATTATTTTTGTCGAACCAGTTAGCGACCTCGAAGACCTAAACACGAACCAATTTTCTATTAACGTTTATTGTGTCGATATAATCCAAAAAGACCGAGTAAACATAAACACTATTGTAAGCGACTGCCAACTTATCCTAAAAGATATGTACGTCTATTACATTAATGACATGGACGCTCAATTAGACGTAGTAGGTACTTCGACCATGACACCCGTTAACAACTTTGACTCGGATTACGTTGCAGGGTGGGTAATGTCTATAACGTTTGAGGTCTCGACTTACGGAGCTTGTGAAATACCAATGAACCCCATTGAACCCGTTGAGGTGGAATGTCAAGATGGAAGCGTTGAAAACTCGGACGGTAGTTACACTGACGTTGTACCAAGTGGGGGAACGTTAGTACTTCCTGACGTGCGTTTAGTAGTATACGATGAAGACGGAAATGTATTGAGTGACGCAATGTACCCAAGCGTTACAGACCAAGACATAACGGTTACTATACCACCATGTGAGGACGCAACCTACGATGTTTATAACTCCGTTCCTACCTTACTATTTAGCGGAACAATACCAAGCGGTGACAATGAAATAATTACCGCACCTGACGCAACGCTACACTTGAGAAAAGTTGGCAACGGTACAATACACGTTGAAGCCGTACCGAGTGGAGTAACTGAAAACTATATTGTAGCGGACAACGATATAACAGTTAACCAAGTTGACCCGTTTTCAATTCATGCAACCGACCCGTTAAACATACGACTACACAACCAAAGCGGTGGCGACATTACACCGCAGTCGGTAGTTTACCAAGGTAACTCGAACCACGTTACAATCACAGTTAACACGGCTTCATTTACACCCGTTGGTGCAACCTTAATGAAGACGGGACAAACTACTTCTTACCGCACTGGAGACGATGGAGACATTGAAGCGGGACGAGCTACTTCGTTCACAGTGCTTGCGTCAAATAATCCATTCGGAAACACTAATAGATTTACTGACGAGTTAGGCGGTCAAACGTACACGAAAAACATTGTCATTGATTGGTCAACTTATAACGGCTCAAATGTGCTTGGTTATTATAGAACAGTTAGTGCTACCAATATAACGTGGAACGCTGCCATTGATGCCGCACTTGCTTTATCGGTAGTAGGTTTTACGAGTGGATGGAGATTACCTAACAAAAAAGAAATAGAAAACATTTTTAACTATTCCCTTTCCTTTGGTATAAGCTATTCACCCTTCAACTTTCCAAACGCTCAAATTTGGACTTCTACAACTTACAACGCATCCACTACTTTAGCCTATATACACGTAGGCAGTTGGATAAATTTGGGTGGTAAAACGGGCGCAGATGGCAGATGGATAGCATGTAGAACATTCACAGTAACAGGAACAACTTTATCTTAACAATATGACTTATAAATTCCCCCAATTTCAAGTAGAAATCGTTGACCCAAGAATTGAGGTTCTTGTTATTCACGACACCATTGCAAAACGGACTTGCAGCGTTGACGTATTACTAACTACTGAAACGGCTAACTTCGGTTTATCCTTAGACGGCTTTACTTACGTTAATGACTGGAACGACGAGGAAGTCGAACTTTGGACTTTAACGGAACTTTCTAAATACGCAGTGTGAAGTATTTAGTCACGGCACTCGTTGCGGTTTATTCGTTCTTTGCGCCTATCCAAGTTATTTTAATTGTCATCGGCTTAGCTATTTTTACGGACACTATTGTAGCTGTTCGTTTGACTACGGAAAAGTTTAGCAGTAGGAGATTAAGACAAGGTTTAGTTGGTAAGATGATCACGTACCAAAGTGCGGTTATTCTTTTCTTCCTCATCGATTACGCAATGGTTAATGAAATGGTTAAGACCGTCTTTTCAGTTGACTATACTTTAACAAAATTGGTCGGTTTGTTCTTGGCATCTATTGAGGTAGTCAGCATTGACGAAAAGATAAGATTAAAATACGGAGACGACAAGGGTTTTATTGCTCGGTTCAAGAGGTTTATAACCAACGTAAAGAAGATTAAAGATAGTTTTTGATGGATTAATCCGACTTTATATATGTTTGCACGTATAATTCTCACACTTAAATACTATTTGTATGCTATTACGTATAATGTTTGCCCTATGTTTAACGTCTTGCTCGGTTAATTACCACCTCAACAAAGCAATTAAAAAGGGTTATAGGTGCGACACGGTTAGCGACACCATCCGAATAACTAAAGTAGATAGTTTCCTTGTATGGAAACACGACACCACTTATTGGGTGAAGGTAGTAACCTCAAAAGATACTATTATCTATTATAAGACTTCCTACATACCAAAAACACGCTACGAAGTTAGATTTGATTACAAGCGTTTTAACGATAGTTTGCACTCAATTCGATTAATGTATAAGGACAGCCTACGCAATGCGCTTAAAACGGCTAAAAATGACGTTAAACGTGAACGAGTAGTGCAACGCAAGTCACCACTTAATCAAATTAAGAACTATTTACTCATTTCACTCTTTATTCTACTCATAATTTTAATGTTTATTTTGTTAAGAAAAGTTTTACTTTAGCAAAAAAAACCTTATGAACTTAGAAACGTACATTAAATTTATTAAGAAGTGGGAAGGCGGCTTAAGCGGTGACCCCTCGGACTCGTGTTCAGCTATGTACTGCCCGGTACTAAAAGACGGAAAACGTTACCATACTAACATGGGTATCTGCTACTCGTCTTGGGTAGGTCAGTTCGGACACTCAAACAACGTCCGCTTTTTAAACATGAACTCCGAAGACTGGTTTAAGATATTTCGTAAGGGCTATTGGGACAAGTGCCGAGCTGACGAGTTTAAATGTTTTTCCATCGGAGTTATTGTAACGGGTATGGCTTGGGGCTCAGGACAACACCGGGCTATTATAACCCTTCAACAAGCACTAAACAATTTAGGTAAACACGTAGTTGTTGACGGGGATATCGGACTTAAAACTTTAGCAGCCGCAAACGAGTTAGACGATCAAATTTTATTTGACGAACTTATCCGACTTAGACACGCTTTCTTTATTGCTATTAGTAAGCCCGGCATGAAAAACGCTAAATACCGAAAAGGTTGGTTAAATAGATTAACCGACTACACCAAAACCTTTAGACCTTGACCCGCAAAAGACTGTTTTTCGACATTGAAACTTCGCCAAATATCGTTACTTCGTGGCGGGTTGGCTATAATTTAAACCTAAGCCCCGACAATATAATAAAGGAACGTGCTATTATCTGCGTTTGTTGGAAGTGGGAAGGCGAAGACGAAGTACACGCACTAACTTGGGATAAACACCAAGACGATAAAAAGCTACTTGAAAAGTTTATCAAAGAACTCAACAAAGCCGACGAAATAATTGGTCACAACGGAGATAGGTTCGACATTAAATGGTTACGCACACGCTGCATTTATCACAACGTTGATATGTTTCCTACTTACCGCACCATTGACACGCTTAAATTCGCTAAAAGTGGGTTCTATTTCAATTCTAATAAACTTGATTATATCAGTAAGTTTCTCGGAGTGGGTGCAAAGTCGGACACTGGAGGTTTCCAAACGTGGAAGGATATACTATTTGATAAAAGCGAGTCGGCACTTGATCACATGGTTGAGTACTGCAAAAACGATGTCGTTATTTTAGAAAAGGTTTACGACAAGTTACGCCCGTACTCAAAGCACAAAGTCAACTACGCTACATTACGAGGTGGTGATCGTTGGAACTGCCCGAACTGCGGAACTGAAGACGTTAAACTTCGCAAGACTTACACGACTGCGGCGGGAACTATAATGCACTCGTTAGGATGTAAGGCGGGATGCCGTTCGGCTTACTCGGTAAACAATAAAGTTTACATTGATTGGCTACAACACAAAATGATAAATAATATATAGTATATTTGTCTACTTCTTTTTTTCATGTTAGGTTTAAGGCATCCCTTCGGGGGTGCTTTTTTTATGACAAGACCCCCCAAGTTTCCCCCCAAGTCACCCCCCAAGTGTTACAATTCCGTCACACATTTAACCTAAGTTTGTGACAAATCTCCAGTTTTTTAATCATTGAACTTGACAAAATGTCTAACAATGTCTAAAAATGTCTAAAAAATGTCTAAAATGCCTATTCCATAAATTTTTATTTCACGCTGAAACCCTTACTACCATTGACTTTAAAAATAAACTTAAATTTATTTTGTTAAAAAAGTGTTCAAAAGATTGCGTATTAAAAATAAAGCAGTACATTTGTAAGGTCAATAAGGCACAACAATTTTAAAACTTAACAACATGAAAACTTACAAGATTAATTTTTTAGACGCAGAAGAAAATGTTATTTATTCTAAAGTAGATACTTTCTACGATGAGCATGACGCTAACAAATACGCAAGAACAAAATTAGCAACGACTTCAGATGAGTGTGTAACCTTTGAAATTTGGGAAGCATGAAAAACTTAATTACCTATTTCACCCCACGCAACGCAGACGAGCGTAACGCTTTAGGCGGTCTTTTCGTCGGCATCTTAATCATTTTATTAATTATCATCTTAATCCCTTAAACCATGTCAGCATACGAATTTAAACAGCAAGTAATTATCGAACAAAAGAACGATAAAATTGAAGCACTTATTGAGGGCTACAAAGAAATAATGAGACAACTTAACCACAACCAAAAGTTCGCAAAGACGGACGCAGAAAAAACCGCTTACTTCACGGCTCGTAATATAGTCGAAGAAACAATGATTGAAATAGCAGACATTAACGTAACCGATATTTAAGATGTACGAAGAAATTATAACACGTTGTGAATACTGCAACGGCACAGGCGTAGGAGAATACGTAACTGAATACGGACCATGGGGACGTGAAGTAAAAGACACTTGTCACGAATGCGAAGGTGACGGAATGATAACTAAACTTGTCGAATATGAAGAAGAATAAGATTAAGTGCAACATAACGCACTTTCAAGAGCAATTAAAACGACAGTTGGCAATCACCCACGGAGATAGAAAAAATTGGTGGACGAACTACAACGCAGACTTAGTAAATAGAATTAGTGAAATTAAAAAAGCAACGACATGAAGGCATACGATAAAATACGAATTTGGATTGTAGATGAGGTTGAACCTGACGGAGGTTTTTGGTGTTTAGGTTTCTTGGATAAAGACCTAAATTTTAGACAAAGCCAATATAACTACAAAGGAAAAGAAGACGAACTCGACAGCATTTATCAGTACATTAAATGGGGTTATAAAATAGAAAAATTATGAGATGGAAAGTAACTTACAAGGGCTACGCTCACAAAACTTGGATTGAAATGTACAAGATAGTGACAGCCAACAGCAAAGAAGACGCAATCAAAAAAGCCGACCTTTGGGAAGGTGTAATTTTAAAAGTAGAAATGATATGAAACAAATACTTTTTAACGACCACTTCCAGAATTTTAAGACGTATAATTTACACAAAGCGCAGTTAATTATTGCCGATATACCTTACAATTTAGGAAACAACGCATACGCAAGTAACCCGGCATGGTATAAAGACGGAGACAACTCCAACGGAGAAAGTGAATTAGCTGGAAAATCTTTTTTCGACACGGACGAGAATTTTAAACCTGCCGAATTTATGCACTTTTGCAGTAAGCTATTGAAAAACGAACCAAAGGAAAAAGGACAAGCACCATGCATGATAGTATTTTGCGCCTTTGACCAACAAATGTATCTTATTGAACTTGCTAAACGGTACGGCTTAAACAATTACATAAACCTTGTATTTAGGAAAAACTTTTCGGCTCAGGTATTAAAAGCAAATATGAAAGTAGTCGGTAACTGTGAATATGGTGTGTTATTTTACCGTGAGAAATTACCTAAATTCAACAACAAAGGTAAGATGATATTCAACTGCATCGAATGGGAGCGTGATGACAACTTAGTTAATAAGCTACACCCAACGCAAAAACCCGTTAAACTACTCAAAAAGTTAATAGAGATATTTACGGACGAAGGCGATATTGTCATTGACCCCTGCGCAGGAAGCGGAAGTACATTAGTTGCTGCGTTAGAAATGAAACGAAAAGCATATGGGTTTGAAATTAAAAAGGACTTTCATAAACAAGCGAGTGAATGGGTTGATGTGGTAAGGCAACGGATAGCAGACATTGACGAGTTCGGCTTTTCAAAGACGGAAATGGATAAATCAAGTACAAATTTATTTACAGATATATGACCAACGACATTAAACTAATAGCAGCGACTTCAATCCTCCCGGTACTTGCTGACTTCCTCGAAGACCTGAACGAAGATAAAGCGTTTCGTACCGACATGAAGATAGCAACGTTAAACCTCATCGGACAAATACGAAAACTCGATGAAAGGATAATGAAGAACGCAAGTAACGAGACGAGCGAACAACAAGTAAACATTCAAATAGCATTTAGACAATGGTTAAAATCGGCACAACATACGGAAGAAAACTAATCTACATAAAGGCGCAACTTCCAAGACGTAACTTTTACACTATGCATGAATTTTTCATAGTTTGTCCGTGTTCTCACGAGTCACTAAAGGAAGCTAATAGACTGCGTCAGCTGATGCAATGGCGTCAAGTTGGTATGGTTTGGGCTACGTTGTCAGGACTTTCACTCACTGAGGCGGGACGTTTGTTTAACAAGAACCACGCAACGGTAATTCACTCCCAAGAAATGGTTAAACTTGCACTGGAAGGATATCACCCCGAATTAAAGGATAAGTTTATGGAGGTTATGGAGTCGGTGGAGTTAGCGCAGTCAGCATCTCACGACATTAACACGAACTACATTATTTCGAGTAGACGTATTGAAAAATTGTTGATAAAACGTTACGAAAGAATTAACCGCATTTAGGACGTAATACTTAATTTAGTAGACACAAGTTCACATCCTACATTATATGAACTTTAAAGGCGTTATTAGCCCTTGCAATGAATGACAGGTAGGATGGTCAGGATTTGTGAGGGTTTTTTTATTTTTTAAAAATTTAAGTTATGAACGAAGAAAAAGATTATTTAAAATTTGAGTGTAAATTGACTCCTCAAAAGGGTGATGTATTATTTGTAAGTGATGGAAGAACTATGTTATTTCAAGTTGGTAATGACGAAAATTTTAATTCAGTTGGTTTGAATAAGGAAGATGTTAAGGAGTTAATTCAATATTTAGTAAAATACTTATGAACGGATATGATTTAAGCAGAAACTTCTGCAACTGGGCATTTGAAAACCCCGACAAAGTAAAGCCAATTCACTATGCAATTTTCTACTTTGCTATTGAACACTGCAACCGTTTAGGATGGAAGGACAAATTCGGTCTTCCTTCACAAATGGTTATGGAGGCAATAGGAGTTAAAAATTGGAGAACGTATGCAGCAGGATTAAACGAACTTGTTGAATTTGGGTTTATTGAAATGGTTGAAATTAGCAAAAATCAATACTCATCTAATATAATTGCTATTGTAAAAAATACCAAAGCACCTACCAAAGCATTAGACAAAGCATTGTCAAAGCACAGTACAAAGCACAGTCAAAGCACTGTTAGTATAGTTAAACAAGAAACAATAAACAAAGAACAACTACACCCATTGGTTATTTATTTAAATACTAATTGTGAACAAGTGCAAGGTTTATCGTCGCCAATAAACAACTTGGACGCTGAACGTCTGTTAGTTGAATTTGACAAACACGACTTAGTGGAGGTGTTTATGGCAATGGAAAACACGAAGGAACTTAAAAAGAAATACAATAGTGCTAATTTGACAGTTAGGTCTTGGATAAAAAGACGACAAAAAGATAGTAGTACCTTCGGACAAATTAAACAACAAGACAAATTCAAAGCGGCATGGCAATAGAAGGATTTAAAATAACGCAATCCGAAGACGTACTTAACCAACTCAAAACCTACCGAGACAAATACCACGACAAAGGTAAGTATTTAGGGTTTGAAGGATTAGATAAACACTACTCCATGCAATTAGGAAATTGTACTGATTGGACGGGCTTTCCGATGAGCGGAAAAACGCAGGTGTTAATGGAGGTTTTAGTAAACTCATCTATGTTTTATTCGTGGAAACATTTACTATACTTTCCTGACGTAGGAAATAATGTCGAAATCATTGCCGACCTATTACACAAAAAGACGAGCAAGTCATTTGACCCGAACAAGCCAAACACGATTACTGATAAAGAAATCGAAAGTAACTTAGAATGGGTGCTATTACATTTTCACGTACTAACCAAAACGGACGTAAAAGCAAAGATGACACCGATGGCATTTTGGGACTTAGCTGCTGAACTTAAAAAGACCGTTGGACTGGAGACTGCAAGTATAGATAGTTGGAAAGATATGAGTCACCCATACGACGAGTTTGGCGGTTATGCGACTTATTTGGAGTACGTCCTTCCGTACCGCAATCACATTGCCGAAGAAAACAACTTGCACCTTCACACTATTATTCACCCTAAACTAACCGAGAAGGAAAACGGAAAACGAAACCCTCCCGGTCCTTACGACCTCAAAGGTGGCTCGGAGTGGTTTAATAGTGGTAAGTGTATGATAACGGTACACCGACACGATGTAATGGAAAACAAGGCGACAATCATTTTCAATAAGATTAAGCCCCGTTCGGTAGGTTCGATTGGTGAAATAGAACTATTTTTCGACTTGAACTCACTTACATACTACGAACTGGATGCAGTTAACCCGAGCAATATGCAAAAGAGGTACGCTTCGCCAAAAGGTCAAACAATTACGAGTAAATTAGTGCCTGAATTGAACTTAATTATACCACCAACGAACCCATACATTAACGATTTACCATTCTAATGAAAGAACTTGACATTTTAACCGCACAAATAAACCTTCAAACCCTCGACAAGGCATTGACGTTGAGCATTGAGGACTTGAAGGCAAAGCACTCGCACCGGGTAGACTTGATTAAGCCGATGGAAACACGATCAATAGAACTGAAAGAAGCTATGCTCACATTTTACCGAGTATGCGAAGACCACAAGCAAGTGATAAAAAAGGTTTATGCGCTGCATGAGGAGAATTTGAGACTGAAGACTGAAAACACGGAACTAAAAAAGTTTATATGAAGTCATGTAAAAAATGTGGTGAAACCTTTACACCATACCGCACCACTGACAAGTTTTGCTATATCTGCACAAAGACGGAACAAGCACTAAAGAACCTCGCCAAAATGAAACGAGACAAGGTCAAGAAGCAAAAGGAAGACTTGTTAACCGTCTCGGACTATCTTAAATTGGCGCAGCAAGTATTTAACAAGTGGATAAGGCTACGGGATCAATACCAAGGTTGTATAAGTTGCGGCAATCCCCTCGGAAGCAAATACGATGCGGGTCACTTTTGGAGCGCAGGGGGACACTCATCCGTTCGGTTCAATGAGAACAACGTCCACGCTCAATGTGTGAGCTGCAACCAACATAAACACGGAAACTTATTGCCGTACCGAGAGGCACTAATAAAGAAAATTGGACACGATGGCTACGGATGGCTTGAAACTTTTGCGCACGAAACCCGTAAATGGGACAAGGAAGAACTGAAAGAATTAATAGCAACCTACAAAAAAAAGATAAAAGATGTTGTGTATTAAAAATAAAGCGTATATTTGAAGACCAAACACAACAAAAGAAGTATGAAAAAGATGAGCACCATTGCAGAATTAGACGCTAAAATGATTAAAATAGCGGCTTCCGTTAACATGACAGTTGAGCAATTTCGTAAATTGTCACGTAAGAAATTCATTGCTATCTGCAATCAATACAACGCAACCAAATAAATAAACCATATGAAAAAAGAAGAAGTAAAAGTTGAAGAACTGGTTAAGGTCACGGGACTTTATCCAAAACTACACGCAGCCAAGCAGAAAATTGGCAAGGTCGTGAAGAATGCTAACAACCCCCATTTCAAGAAGTCCTATGCGGACATTAACGCATTGGTAGAGACAGTTGAACCTATCTTACTCGAACAAGGTCTTTTACTTATACAACCTATTTCGGAAGGGTTTGTTAGTACATTGATCATTGACATTGATAATGGAGACCAAGTGTGTTCGACTATGCGCCTTCCCGAAATCCAAGACCCTCAAAAGATTGGTTCTGCGGTGACTTATTACCGACGATATACCTTGCAGTCGTTATTGAGTTTACAAGCGGAAGACGACGATGCAAACAGCGCCAGTGCAACGGTCAAAAACACGAAACCAACCATTACGCAAGAACGTTTCGAGAACGGACTTACTCAAATAACCGAAGGTAAACTAACACCCGAAGCGTTTAAGAAGGCATTAAGCGGGTTTCAATTGACGGAATTACAAACTAAAGCACTATTAATACTATGAAAATACGCTGCAGCTCGTTAGGTAAGATAATGACTTCCCCCCGTACAAAGGGGGAGGTCTTGTCCCAAACCGCAAAGACGTACATTAAAGAACTGGTAATCGAGGAAACCTTAGGGATCCGCAAGGAGTTTTCGTCACGCTATACTGACAAGGGCAATATTCAGGAAGACACAGCTATTGAGATGGCAAGTAAAGTTTTGAGTTTGCCGTTTGCGCTCAAAAACACGGAATACTTTGAGAACGAATTTATCAAAGGTACACCCGACTTGATCCTTGAAGACGAAATCGTAGACATTAAATGCTCATGGGACGGCACTACCTTTCCTTGGTTTGAGGACGAACTACCGAATAAGGACTATTATTGGCAAATGGTCGGGTATATGTGGCTCACTGGAAGAACGAAAGCCCGAATAGTTTACTGCCTTGTCGACACCCCCGAAGACATTGTGCAAGACGAGATTAGACGCACTTCGTGGAAGAAATTTGAGATTGATGTAACTGAAGAAACTGAAACGGAGGTACGAGCGAAACACGAATTTAGCCACATAAGCGAAAATAAGCGTGTTAGAACGTACTTAGTCGAGTTAACCGAGGAAGACATTGCCAAGGTTACCGAACGTATCTTAGAAGCAAGAAAATACTACAACGAATTAATAGATAGATTGTAAACGAAAAGTGCATTATAACGCACAAAACACGAACAAAAAGTAATTTTAAAGACACGTTATGAGAACAGCAGTAGAATTTTTAATAGAAGAATTGTATAAATTAGCAGTAATAAGTGACCATTTAGATAAATCTGAATTTATTGAGGCAAGAACAATGATTTATGAAAAAGCCAAAGCAAGAGAAAAAGACCAATTAGGAGCGTTGTATTTAACATTGCTATTAAACACTCCCGACATAACGCAATTTGACTTTGAACAATGGTATAACGAAAAAACGAACCAATGAAAGTAGATAGAATAGTAATCCAAGTCCTAAACCAAATAGCTGACCGCAGCGAGAAGGGGCTTGAAAAATACGGAACTAACCTCGAAAGAACCGACCTTGAGACCTTGGACTGGTTGCAACACGCACAGGAGGAAGCAATGGATTTATGTCTATATTTAGAAAGAATTAAAGAGCAAATCAAAAACAAACAGTTATGAAAAAACAAACAGCCGTTGAATGGCTTGTAGAGCAAATCAAAAGTGATAGTGATATTATTTTTTGTTATGACAAAAATGTGCATCCATTTGACAAATATGTAGAGACAGCCAAAGCAATGGAAAAAGAACAAAAAATTGAAAAGTATTTCAAAGGTGTTAAAAAAGGTAAGAAACTTTTATTTTAAACAAACAATTATGAAAACAACAGTGTACAACACATGGAAACAATGGGGGGTAATATGCTTTACTCCAATGGTAGCAATCGACTTTGACGACAAAGTAATTAGAATTGCATGGATTATTTTACAAATCGAAATCAACAAAAACAAGTAAGATGAGTTACGAACACAAAGCAAACACGGGTACACTTTTCCCTAACAACAAAAAAGCAGACACGCACCCGGACTACAAGGGTAAAATCAAGGTAGGCGAAGTCGAGTACGAACTTGCAGGGTGGATTAAAAAGACGGACAAAGGACAATTCCTTTCATTGAAACTATCCGAACCCTTCCAACCTACACCACAAAGCACCTCGGAGAAAATTATGGACTCAACGGGTATTCCATTTTGAGAGTAGCAGAACTTACCCAACTCAACGGCTTTCTTCGGGAGGTCGTTGAGTCACGGCTCGAAGTGGAAAGTATGCGGTCTTTTTGCAGACGGTCTAAAGTCCAGTGCAGCCAAGTGAAGAAGTTACTAAACAACGAGGGCGGATTAAACACGACCACAGTTCAACGAATTGCCCACGCACTAATTGACTCACGTTATGAGGCGCATGACATTTCTATTTAAGATATGTGGTAAAATTTAGGACTTAACCTTTAAAGAAATGAATAAACAAATAGCAATTGAACTTGACAGCGCAGTTAAAATAGTAGCAGATAGATTTTCAAGAACAGATAGAGAAATGAATCACAATAATGAGACATTTCATGTGGACAAAATTTATCCAACTGGAGACCATACAGCCACGGTAATGTTTAAAAAATCATCTGGTAAATTAGGTGCTGCTTTCTTTTATTACATTCCTAATGGTATGAGTAAAGGATGGAAATATTTTTTCCCTACAGATTCTCACATTATTGGAATGAGAGCATTTGAATGGTATAAACTTATGGCAGAAAATGAAAACTATCAGCATAATTTTAAATCATAATAAAATGAGGCGCAAACCAACTGACAAGAACCATGTCAAATATCGGACGCAAAGACGGACAAAATCCGATTGGTGTAGATATATCTTTCAATTACCCGCCTTCGAGCGACTTAACCCTGACGAATAAGTTGGGGTTTTTTGTTGGTTAAAAAATAATTGTATCTTTGACTAAAATCTAATCATTATGGAATACGTTTTTTTAATTGCAATGGGGTGGTTTATTCAGGAGTTTGAACCATTTAAGTATTTAGCCGACCTCATCTACGACCGCATTAAGCCCCGACCACTAATTGATTACGTCTTCGGATCGTTGGAGTGTTGGCAGTGTTGCACATTTTGGTCAGCACTTGCTATTACATGGTCGTTTGAAAAGGCGGTCATTGCTTCGTTTATTACGTTTGGGTTACAAATGCTGCACGAAGGATGGATGCGCAGGAAGTAAACCTATTCGAAACCCTTTACGACGAGTTTAACTTGGGTAAAGTTAGCAAGGTGACTGCGGTGCGTTGTCGTGACGTGTGGAATACGTACAACCCTACAAAAAAAATTACCTATTGTATGTGTTCTTCGGTTCAACGCAGGATATACGCAAAGGACTTTTTAACGTGGTATGCGGAATATAATAGATAGATTCTACACTGACAACTATACGCTGTTGGTGAGTGCTGCGAAAAGACGAATAACGCAGTTGAAGAAATCTATTGAACCAGAAAGCCTTGTTTCCTCGTCCTATTTGTACTTAGTGGGGAAGGTAGACACGATCACCGAGGAAGAAATCGAACGCCTTGCATTTGGGTTCATCTATTTCGAGCTGATGAGGTACAACTCGCAGACGAATTTAAAGGAACGGATAAACTCCATGGATTTAGAGTTTGAGATTAGTGACGGGAATAACCAATCCAACAACCTACTACTTAAAATAGATGTAAGGGACTTTGAAAAAACGTTAGATAGAGTCGATGCAATACTATGGGAAGTGTACTACAACAAGGGAATAACTACTAAACGAGACTTAGCCGACCATTTTAACATTGACCCTTCCAGTGCATTGATTTACATTAACGAGTTGAAGCAAAAATTTAGAAATTATGTTGAAGATAAAGAGCGAATATAACGGAGTTAGCGTTGAGTACAAATTGGGGACTGTCCGGGTAACCAAGAAAATTGAGGACTTGACCGAAGCCGACATAAACACGGCTAAGAAATGGGGGGTTAACTTAGAAAAGTACTTTGAAAAGACGGAACTACCAACCGAACAACCAACCATACTACCAACTATTGCCTATGAGGGAGTAGACCAACCTAAACCTAAACGCAAAAAGAAATGAAACTAAGCCACGTATTCGCTTTTTTAGTCGCTTGCCTTACGTTTACGGCTGCACTCAGTTTGATATACCACGAGACCGACTTAGTTATGACGTTTTCAGGGTTTTCAATTATCAGTTACCTATGTTACCTCATTGCCATTACAGGCGAAAACGAACACAATGGCTAATTACTACCTACTTGACGCAGGGAAGAACATGACAAAGTTCGCCATAGCACTGGAAGACGAACTCAAAGAGCAAAAAGCCCACGTAGTTTTTTACCTCACGGACGTTGACGGGCTAATGTGCTTGGAGGAAATAAGCGAAGATGAGTTCTTAGACCATTACACCAAAAACACGAAACAAAATGGAAAGTAAATTAGTAAAAATATCAGAGGTTAAGTTAAACCCTAACAACCCTCGTCAAATCAAAGACGACAAGTTTAAGAACTTAATCAAATCAATTAAGGACTTTCCACAAATGTTAGACATTCGTCCTATTGTAGTCAATGAGGATATGGTTATCTTGGGAGGTAATATGAGGTTCCGTGCTTGTAAGGAAGCAGGATTAAAAGAAGTGCCCGTAATTGTAGCGAACAACTTAACCGAAGACCAACAGCGTGAGTTTTTGATTAAAGACAACGTAAGCGGTGGAGAATGGGATTGGGACTTATTAGCGAATGAGTGGGAAGTTGAGCAGTTAGAAGAATGGGGATTGGATGTACCAAAAATTTTAGAGTATACAGAAAATGAGCCAAGCGGTTACGATTTATCACAAAAATGGTTTTTAAATATCGAATTTGAAAATGAACAAGACTGTGAAAAATGGTATAACTCGTTAATTGAAGAAGGTTTAATTTGTAAAATAGTCCAATGATACCAAGCAATATAAAATTTGAATTACAAAGTGAAGTGTTTAACACTTTTCGATGTCAAGCCGCAGCAAATAGTTTAGATATTGACGTTAAAAAAAAGTCGGTACATAAACTCGAAATAAATAATATCAATCTTCCTAAAACTTGGAATATAGGCTTAATTTATGGTGCTTCAGGTAGTGGCAAAACAACCTTAGCAAAGCATTTGTTTGGCAGTGATATATTTGATTGTTCTATGGATGACAATAAAAGTATTATAGACCAATTACCTCAAGAATATACATATGAAGATTGTGCAAATATATTAAACGGTATAGGTTTAAACTCAGTTCCTTGTTGGATTAGACCAATTAAAACATTGTCGAATGGTCAACGGGCAAGAGCAGAAGCGGCTTATTTGATGTGTAAACAAGATTTTATTTGTATAGATGAGTGGACAAGCGTAGTGGATAGAACTGTTGCAAAAGCAATGAGTGTATGTTTGCAAAAATTTGCCAAGAAATACAACAAACAAATAATTTTATTAAGCTGTCATTATGACATTTTAGAATGGGTCAATCCAGATTGGATGATTGATTGTAACAAACAAATTTTTGAACTTCCCAAATCGGAGGATTTTTTTTTTAGTGAGCGAGAAAAACTCGAATTTACAATTAAAGAAGTCGGCAGAGAAACTTGGAAGTATTTTAGTAAATATCATTATTTAAGTGAACGGCTGCCCGGTGGTAAAATATATTTGTACGGCATTTTTTATGGTAACGACCAAATAGGCTTTCAATGCTTTGCTAATTACACGCCACACAAAAAAGGAACAAAGATTATTTATCACTCGAATAGAACAGTAATCCACCCCGATTACAATGGTCTTGGTTTAGGTATTAAGTTAATAAATGAAACAAGCAGTTTGCTTCAACAAAAAATAGACTGCAAAATAATGGCTAAATTTTCTGCTATTCCAGTTTTCAAAGCAATGAAAAAACAAAAGCAATGGATTTTCTTAGGAGAAAAAAGATTGATGGGTAAAATGAAAACGGGCGGAACTGCGTCAAAAGGCTTTGCGCAAAATCAGAGTTTTAGAGAAAATGGAGTTAGGACATTTCATTTTGAATTTAGAAAATAACGTGAAAAAAACGAGATATGGCAAATGAACAAAACTTAAAAAAATTCAGTTCGGAATATCAACCCGAGAAGAACGGGCGACCTCGCAAATGGATAAGCGAACTTAAAGAAAGCGGTTACAAATCTTCGGAAGTGAACGACTGTATTTTAGTAATGTTGTCAATGACATTGGAGGAACTTGCTGACGTATATAAAAACCCGAAGGCAACTATTCTTGAAAAGACGGTTGCCAATGCTTTAAAGCGGTCACTTGAAAAAGGTTCGCTGTATTCACTTGAGACGCTATTAAGTCGAGCAGTAGGTAAGCCAAAGGAAAGCGTAGACCATACGACAATGGGCGAAAGGTTAACCGAGGTTCAAGTAAACATAGTCAATGCAGATAAACGCAACTAATATCTTTCAACGTAACTGGGACGCACTTACCAACTCGGAGGTGCGTTTCATCGTTAACGAGGGTGGCTCACGTTCAAGTAAGACCTATTCGCTTTGTCAGCTGCTAATTGTCTACTGCATACAAAACCCAAACAAGGTTGTTAGTATTGTTCGTAAGACCTTCCCTGCATTGAGGGCTACGGTCATGCGTGACTTCTTCGAGATACTTAAAGACTTGGAGATTTACGAAAAGGCGAACCATAACATGAGTGAGAATATATACCGCTTCCCCAATGGAAGTATAGTTGAGTTCTTTAGTGTGGACGACGAGCAAAAGATACGGGGGCGTAAGCGGGATATAGGTTGGTGCAACGAGGCGAATGAACTTTATTTCGAGGACTTCCAACAGCTCAACATGCGAACCGAGGACAAGTTGATATTTGACTACAATCCGAGTGAGTCTTCCTCATGGCTTTATGAGTTACCGCCTCACGAAAGCGTAATGATCAAGTCGACCTACAAAGACAACCCCTTCCTGCCCGAAAGCATTAAGCGACAAATCGAAGACCTTAAGCGAACCGACGAAAGTCTTTACCAAATTTACGCTCTGGGTGAAAAGGCAATCAGCAAATCTAACATATACAACAATTGGACGTTTACTAAGTCGAGACCTTCGAGGTTTACTAATTTCGTGATGGGACTTGACTTCGGGTATAATCACCCCACTGCGCTCGTAAGAGTCTATTGGCATGAGGGGGATATTTACATTGAGCCAGTAATTTATCAAAGCTACCTAACCACTTCGGAGTTAATCCAAAAGTTCAAAGACCTCGACATTGAAAAGACGATTGATATAATGGCAGATTACTCACGCCCCGAAATAATTGCCGAAATGCAAAACGCAGGGTATAACGTGAACAACGCTAACAAGTCGGTTAAGATGGGGATAAACTACGTTAAGACCTTCGGGGTATTTTGTGAGGAAGAACCAACGCTAAAAAAGGAATACGAAAATTATAAGTGGAAGAAGGTAGGCGACATGATATTAGACGAACCTGTCAAACTATACGACGATGCAATGGACGCAGTGCGTTACGCAACTACTCACATTAAAGAGATGTACTATACCGACGATGGCTACGTGGCGTTCTAACCACCAAACGAAATAAATACTTAAGGAGTTATGGCAATGACACTAATAGCAGCACCGCAAGACTTCACACCAGCGTATAACCCTTGCAAGTTTATATTCAACTCGACGAACAAGAACAACGAGGGCTTTCGATATATCTTCGACATTTACGAAAGTGGCACGATCAATAAAATAGGTGAGTACCGGGTACTGCCTACCTACGGAACGGGCTACGGGGAAGTTGACCTCAGCAAGTTGTTAGGGTCAAAAGTTGCGCCCGACTTCCAACCTACTAACTACTCGGAGTTAGACACACCGACTTCACGCTACAAGTACGATGTGCAAGTAGGCGAAGAATACATAGTCACTTACAACTACACCGCTTCACTTGCGGACAACGGGGGTAACGTTGAGATTACACCTACCGCAGCTCACACATTTTTAGTGGGTGACCAAGTTGTAGTTGACGCAGGAACGAACACTTTGATTACGGGCTTATGGACTGTCATAGCCGTAACTGGAACGACGGACTTTACAATCAGTGCGGCTTGGTCAAACGTTGTCGACCCAACGGAGAACGGAACGGTAACTTATGCGGACAAGCGAAAGACGGTCACACGGGATATTATAGACGAACTAAACAAATACGTGTTTAACGGAGCGTTGCCTTGGGTGCAGTTTCCTAACTACCTTTTAACTGACTATTTATTAGACAACACGGCTGCGCTATTCCTGACTTCGATGTCTTACCGAGATATGACCATAGCACCTAATCAGGAAGTTTGGTTTAATGGGTTCAACAACTCGGTGACGGGTCGAGTAGTGTTTAACAATAGCAACGGGGACTCGTTTTACTACGATGTCATGAACACGGAAATAACTACTCAACTTTGCGTTGCAAGTCCTAACCTTAACCTAACTGTCATTACTGGAACTGCGCCATTGATTAAGTCCGATACAACGTACTACGAGTTTTATTTCATTGATGCTTCAGCACCACCCGACTCACAAACGTACACTTTTAACATTGACCAACGCTGCGCAATCAACGACTACTATTTAGTCTTTTTAGATCGTATGGGTTCGTGGAGTTCGTTTAGTTTTCCTTTACGTTCTTACGAGACGGGGACAAGCACAAAGCAATCCTTTAACAAAGTGGTTGAGGGCTACGTTAACGGGACGGAGTGGAGTTATACAAGTGACGCAAGAGGGCTAACAACTTACTCGAGTACGGTAGACAAAAACTTCCAACTCAATACAAACTGGATGAACGAGCAAATGGCTGCCTACTTCCAAGAGTTGATTACGTCACCCGTAGTGTACTTTTGGGACGGAACTCAGTACCTTGCTTGTGTTGTTCAGGAAACCGCCTTCGAGGTTGAGCGACAAAAGAACAAGAACCTAATTAAAAAGACGGTTAACGTAAAGTTGGCGAACCAAGACAAAATTAACTTATGAGTGTACGCATACAATTAGAGACGGGCTACCTTGACGTGAAGGAGGGGACTGCCTTCCCCCTTAATTTTGGTGTTGCTGACATTCGAGACGTAAGTAAAAAGTCGGGAGCGTTCTCAAAGACGATTACGTTAACGGGAACGGCAAACAACAACAACCTACTCAATCACTACTACGATATAAACGTACAGGCGGGAACGTTTAACATAAACACCCTGACGAGGTGTAGTGTTATTCAAAACGGACTTCCAGTTCTTGAAGCGGGTTACCTTCAACTAATAGCTGTTAACAAAGTACAAACGACTGCGGACTATGAGAACGAAGTTGAATACGAGGTTTTAGTAAAAGACGAAAGTTCGGACTTCTTTACCAAGTTAGGCAATAAGGAACTTACGGACTTAGATTTTAGCGACCTTAACCACGAGTACCGAGCGGACAACGTAGTGAACTCATTTGCGAACACTCAAGGGGATGGGTACAAATACCTCCTACCCTTTAAGGACTCTAATAGTTATTTACTGCAAGAGATGAAACCCGCCATTTACGCAAAGACTTACTTTGACCGTATCTTTAGCAACGCAGGGTTTTCTTACACTTGGAATAGTTTAGCTGCTGCCCACTTCGACAAACTCATAATACCTTTTAATGGGGAAAAGTCAGTTGTTGACAACACCGATTATTTAGTTGACGCAAATACTTCGTTTACTGACTCAGGAACTCCAGCGGTATTTATTAACCCAATTACGGGGTGGACGGAAACACAAGACGCATTTAACTTATTCAATCCAACTACGGGAGAATACGATGTGCCTTTTAACTTACAAGCGTCCGAAAGTGTAGTATTTGAGTTTACGTTTACCGCAGACTTAACGCTTATAAATGGCAACGCAGGAACGGCAACACTACAATCGAACAACCTATCTTATAAGCCGTACTTTCAACTTGATTTAAACGGCACACCATACGCAACAACAAACGGTTCACCTGCGGGAATAAGCGTACCTTTTGGAACTACTATACCAGTCGGCAATACTTCAATAGGTACTTTGTCAGGGACTTATTCAATGTTAGTAAGTAACGTAATCACAACGGACTTATTTACTATTAAGGGCGGTTCGTTAACTTTGGACTATTGGACTGTTGGCGGTGTGTTTGCGCAAGTAGGTTTAGAAATAGATTTTACTTCGTTGCAAGTTCGCATACTACCTTCGTCAAACATTCTCGGCTACGGGGCGCAGATTGATATGAATAACGTAGTGCCTAACAAGGTAAAGCAAGCGGATTTCATTAAGTCATTGTTCACGATGTACAACCTTTATACCGAGCAAGACAACGACGTTCCTAACAACTTGGTGTTGATGCACCGAGACGACTACTACGACAGCGGAGCGGAGATTGATTGGACGTATAAGTTAGCAAAGGACAAAGACCAAGCCCTTCAATTCTTACCCGAGTTGAGCGCAAAGAAATTAATCCTAACCTACAAGAACGACAGCGACGACCCTAACAAAATATACTTTGAAGCTACTAAAGAAATATACGGACAACTTGAGTTTATCTTCGACAACGAGTACGTCAAGGGAATAGACACGAAAGAAATAACCTTTAGCCCGACACCAATAGGACTAAGCACATTCAACGCTTACTTACCTTTGCTTTCAGGCGAACCAAAAGTGAACATTCGCATCTTACAAGATGGAGGGGAGGGAACGTGTGACGCTTACAATTTATACAACTACGGAACGACGGGCGAAACCAACGTAACGACCTACCCAATTTTGCACCATTGGGACGACCCGATAAACCCGAGCTTCGATATTCTATTTGCGCAGCCAGATTATATGTTTTATAACGGGTACAACGTCACGAATAACAACCTTTACAATTTGTACTGGAGACGCACCGTTAACCAAATCAATGTCGGTAAAATGTTGACGGCATATTTTGACCTACGAGAAGACGACATACAAAGTCTTAAGTTAAATTCAAAGGTTCGTATAGATAACAGTTGGTGGACGATTAACAAAGTAATTGATTACGACTGCAACGCTCAAAACTTGACTAAGGTTGAATTGATGAGTGCGGACACTGAAATAGATTTAGCACCATTTAAAAAGGGCTCAGTTACCCCGACAACGGTAGGAGACTTAGCAAGTCACACGGGCAGCATACACTTTAACAATTCGTTTGTGGGGAACGTAGTACCCGGTACGTCAGTAAGTGCTATCTACGGACAGGGCAACGTAATTCAACCGGGCGTTAACGGAATAATCGTAGGCGACAATAAGATACTCGACCAAACGGGAATAAGCACCGAGAGGATAGCTGCGGACGTGGCTAACATTAAGTCGTTGAGTTTGTCGGGTGGTATTAAGTACCCACTTATTAAAACAAATGTTAACTACTATATAACAACAAACGATTATTTGATTATTTGTGATGGTGTAAATATTTACTTACCATTAAGTTCAATTGAAAATCAAGGTCAAGTTTATGTTATTAAAACGGAAAGCAGCACAAGCATAGTTTATACGTTGGGCTCAGATGTTATTGATTTATCTTCAACGTCAGTTACCCTGTTAGCATACGAAAGTATTTCCTTAATAAGCAATGGAAGTACGGGTTGGCTCATTATTTAACCAACATAAACACGAATTACTTAAGTAAGTTATGCAAGGTTCATTTAAGATAAAGTACAAAACCCGTTTTAAGCTACAAAAAGCTATTCAACAAACTATTACTCAAATTGGGTTTGATGAGTCAGGTGAAGGTACGGGAACGATGCACGACTCAATTCGTATTTCAGCTGCAACGGGTGACTTGAATAAATTATACGTTACGATTAACGCCATCTTTTACTATATGTTTATGGACAAAGGCGCAAACCTTACCAATGGTGGGGTTATTCGTCCGCAGTTCATAACACAAAAAGCAATAGATAGCCCTTTAGGTCAACAGTTCTTAAACGACGCAGTAGGCGAGTACCTTGTATGGATGCAAGCCAACTATCCTATCTTAGACGTGGCTACAATTAACGTCACCCCTTCCAATATCAAGTTAGAAATTACTTATAATTTATTCGGTGCTGATGGTGGTAAGTGGAACGGAGAATTTGACTACGCTACTAATTGGAATAATTACTAATTAGCCCTTGTTGAGTTGTAGGTCTTCCACCATTGACAGCATGTTAAACACGAAGATTAAATTTAGGTCGGTGACTGCGTCTATTTTAGTTAGGTCTTGGTTCGCTAAGTCGTAGAGTAGTTTTTCCCAACTCCACTTTGTAAATACCTTTTCTTCGGCTTCGGCTTTCAGGTCTTCTTCGTCAAGTTCGGTTTCGTCTTCCTCAATGACTGGATTAAATAGGTTCTCGTAGCGTTTCTTAAAGTCGTTTGAATAATCAATGTAGTTCTTTACCGCCCCGTAAACTTCGTTTATACTTACGTCTTGAAACGTATCTTTGCGGCTCATTATACTATACGTATAGGGCTCAAATATTAAGTTACCCCACTCGTCCGTCTTCCAACGTTTGTATAATATACTAAGCAAAATGTCGAAATTTTGTACAAATTGCATAGCATAATGTTCAAGGTCGATGAACTCCCCTAACGTAAGCCTATCCAACGGCTTCAACTTTAAACCTTTCACGAGTTCTTTTGGCTTATTGGATGGCTCACGCTTAACAAAACTAACCTTTTTTGCAAGGTCAATTAGTTCTTCGGGGTCGAGGTCTTCCAGTTCTTCGGGGTCTGTATCCGATAGTATGGAAAGTGCCTCGATTGTTTGCAGGAATACGGAGTTATATTCTTCTTCGTCAATGGTGTTTAATTCTAACCACTGATTAACGTTTACTTCGTTCCAATTTCTCGGTAAATTCACCTTTATTCCGTTACTTCTTCGTTAGCTTCTTCTAACTTCTTTTCCGAAATTGCGGCTATCTTTTGCAGAATTTCCATAATGTACGGGAATGCAACTTCTGCGTTTTGTTTCTTCATTAAAGCTACCTTTACTTTGATGTGTGCAGGAGCGTAGTGTTCGGTACGGGTTAAGTCAGTACGTTTGAAAAGTATGGCTAACGTTTGAGCGCAGAAATTATCGTCTTGTCCCCGGTATATTTTCTCAATTAACCCCAAGTCTTTTACTCCTATTGTTTCGTTTGCTTGGTAAGTATATTTGTCAATTACCAACTCGGTGATTTTGTCCGTGCTTGGTACGTCCGACTTGTTGAACTCTTTTATATAATGTGTAAAGTCGTCAAGTTCCATTTTGTCAAATGCTTTGTCAGGCACACCGAGGTATATAAATTTCTCAATCCATTTCTCGATTGTATCTAACTCTTGGTTGTTTTCAATTTTGTTGAGTTCGTCAAATTGCTGTACGGTTAACTCGTTAAGGTGGTTGGGTATTTCGACCCCGAACATTTGTATCATTGCTTAGATTTTAATCAAAGGTATAAAAATAATGTTGAAAAATTAACCAAAAGTATTTTAGTGTACTTATTAAGTCAATGGAAGGACTACCGACTTACAAAATTACCATAGACGAAGCGTATAACGATGGCGAACAACCTTTAGGAGTTGATGCTATTGCGTTCACGTCAAACCCCGCTGTACTTGTTAAGGGTGTAGCGTTTAAGTCCCAAGCTAAAAGCCACTTCGCAGACGAGAAAAAATACCGTATCACTGCACCCGCCATGATCCCGATGGATATTTATCGGAACGACGATGACATGGGGGAGTATTATGTACAATTCTCAGAAGTCGAGATTGACACCATCTTTAAGGAATTCATGCTCAACTTAAACAACCAAAACTTGTTTAATTTAGAACACGAAGGCGACAAAATTGTTCCTGCATATATTCTCGAAGCGTGGTTGGTGGATAATCCCGAAGCGGACAAGGCAAAAAGTACGTTTGGTATTTCAGTGCCTAAAGGTACGTTAATGATGACCGCACAAATAACGGACACTGAGTACTACAACAAGTTGGTCGAAGCGGGTCAGGTAGGTTTTTCTATTGAAGGCTTTTTAGGTCTTAAACTAAGTAATCAAAAACAAACATATATGTTACCAGACGGAGAACACACACTCGAAGACGGAACGGTGATCGTCGTAAAAGACGGAGTAGTCGTTGAAGTTAGAGAACCCGAGGTAGTAATGGCAACTGACGAACCTACCGAAGTAGAGATGGCAGCACCAGTTGAAACTGAAACACCTGAAGAACCAGTTGTTGAGGTGGAAGTTGAAGCGGCTATTGACCCTGCGGCAGATTCTGAAGCTATTTTGGCAATCGTTAGCCCTTTGTTGGAGCAGCGTATTTCTGAGGTATTACAAGTCATTGCAGACCTTAAAAACGAATTAACCGAAACGGAGGAAGTTGCACCCGTTGAGGAAATCAAAATGAGCGCAACACAAAAATTTAATAAAGTAATTGACTTCTTAAAAAAATAAAGATGGCTAAAAAATTAAAATTTGACTTGACGGTTGATGGCAGTGCGATGTTACAAGCAAACCCGTCCGAGTACTATTCAATCCTTTACGGGATGGAGAACGCAGTAACTAACTACCGTGTCCTTCCGGGTATTAAAAACAAAACGAAAATTGCTACGGTTCTTTTTGACACAGTGTTGGCAGAAAGTGGCTGTAACTTTTCCGCTCAAGACGCAGACCTTAGCGCAGTAGATATCGACGTTTGTGCGTTGACTTCTCAAGCGTCAGTTTGTCAGTTTGACTTAGAGCAATCTTTCCTTGCATTGGAAATGGCTAAAGGATCTAACTCAGATTTCTCAGTAGCTTCGTTTATGAATTTCTTTTATTCACAAATGGCGAAGAAAGGTCACCAAGAACTTGCACAATTGATGTGGAGAGGTGACACGGCTGTTGAAGGTGCATTGGGTCTTTGTGACGGTTGGTTGTTGCGTTTGTGTACAGCTGATGATTATATCACTGGTGGTGCGGGTGCAGTTACTTCATCTAACGTACTTGCTGCAATGGCTGCGGTGTTGACTGCTGCAACTCCTGAAATGTTGGTTAACCCTGCACAAATGCAATTCAAAGTTTCTGCAAACGTTGCGGCTGCTTATCGTATTGCAACGGCTGCAACTAACACAGCAACAAACGTTACAACTGCTTTGTCTTTGACTTACTTGGATATCCCTGTAGTTGTTGAGTACGGACTTCCTGCAAACCAAATCATCTTGTCGGACTACACTAACTTCATCTACGCTTTAGATGCTGAAGGTGACCAAGACAACCTACAAATCGTTGACTTTAGCAAGACAACACTTGACCGTCGTATCGGTGCACGTGCTGACTTCAAAGCAGGTTTCTATGTAGTGAACACGACACAAGTTGTTTGGTACGGGGGTTCAACTTACTGTTAATATTTATTTAGCTAATGTAGGGGGTTTAACCGCCCCCTTTTTTATAAACTTTTAAACTAAATAAAATGGCATGTACAACACTCGAGTCCATCTTAAAAACGTGTGACTCAAATATCGGAGGTATAACTTCGATTTATATTAACGACATGGATAACATTACGGGTGCAATCGTTGAAGCTAACTGGATTATTTCCTCTTTTAGCGGACTTGCAGACCAATTCATTCCTTTCGAGTTCAGACGTAACACGGGAATGTACACGGAGGAAGCGGCAATTGACTTGGTAAACGGTTCGTCTTATTATACGCAAACTATTACTTTGATGTTCCATCGTCGTGAAGCGGTTAAGTCTAAAGCAATAAAAATCTTAGGCGAAGGACAACGTGACCTTGCACTTGTAGTAGGTGACGCTAACGGCAAATATTGGTATTTTCCAAACGCTCAACTTACTGCGGTTGCTGAAGGTTCGGGAACAGCCAAAGCCGATGGTTCAAAGTACTCAATTACGTTCGTAGCTGAAAACGAAAACCTTGCTTTTGAAGTTGCAGCGGCTGAAATTCCTAACATTATCTAATAAGATAAACACGAATTGGAAGGGGGTTTTAATTAGCCCCCTTTTTTATTTAACCAACTTTTCTAAATACTACTTATTAAGGTAGTATGATATACATCGAACAAAACCAAAACAATACAATAGCCTTAACGCTAACGGAAAGTGCAACAATCACAGCACCGACTTGGTTGTTTAAATTCGTGTGGGAAATGGACCAAACACTTGACCCTATCTATTGGGTTGGCG